TCAGCCCGGACGCGGCGGGCGTCGCCTCGTCGGCGCGTCGGCGCTGGCGGCGGCGTCGTTCGACCGCCTCAGCGACCATTTGAAAAAGGCCAGAAAGGTCATGAAGCCGTCGTTGTCGTCGAACACGACGTGGCGGACGTAGTCGGTCTCCTGGTCGGCCTGGGGCTCGTCGTCGGCGCATCTCGGCACGAAGGACACCACGTCGTCGCCGCCGGTGAAGATCTCCACCAGGTCGGGCAGTATGGTCTCCACCGCATCGGCGATGTCGGTCGAGACCGCTTGCGAGCGGTTCGGCAGGGCGATGATGTCGGGCATCTCGCCCTTGGCGTAGTTCAGCGCCTTTTCCCGCGCGTCGGTCAGCTCCGGATCGAGGTCGAAGCCGATCGAGCGGGCGCGTTCGCCGCGCACGATGGCCAGCAGCTCGTCGTCGCCGAGCGGCGGCTGGGCGCGCGTGCCGCTCCCCGCATTGGCGTCGGCGCTTGGCGACAGCATCGCGCGCTCAGTAGAGCCCGACGAGGTTGGTCGCGGTGGTCCCGGTCGCCTTCACCAGCCGCGTGCGGCAAAATATGGTCGCGCCGACCGGAACCGCCTTGAACGTGGTGGTCGAGCCGATCTCGGTGATCAGGGTGAGGTCGCCGGCGCCCCCGACATAGACGCCCGCCAGGATCGGAGGCCCTTGCTCGGCGGTGTCCGACGGGGTGATCGCCACCGCGTCCCTGGGCAGATAGGCGTTGTACATCTAGACGGCTCCGAAATTGGGCACGACCACGGTGTCGGCGCGCGGCTTGGTCTTGGCGAAACGCAGCATCATCAGCGCGTAGCGGGACGCCGAGAGCCGGTCGTCCTTCAGCTTGACGATCAGCCCGTCCAGCCGGTGATAGAGGCGAAATTCGCCCAGCCAGCCGCCGCAGGTGGAAAACACCTTCCAGCGGCCGGTCTGCATGCGGTCCAGCATCTCCATGATCCCGGCCTCGAGCCCCGAGCCGCCGTCCGCGAAGGTCGCGCGCTCCGGCAGCATGTTCAGGCCCTGTCGGCGGTACTGCGCAGCGAGCTCGTCGCCGGAGCCCTTGTCGTGCTGCAGGCCGTCGTGCGGCCAGGCCACCGGTATCCAGTCGCCCCACGGCTTGACCGAGGCTGTGTGGATGACCGGCGTCGTCTCCCTGGCCGCATATTCCTTGCAGACATAGACGCAGTCGGCGTCGCGATCCCAGGCCAGGTTCGCAGCCGCGAACGGGTGGTCCCAGCCGAAATCCAGCCCGTTGATCTGCGGCCAGGACGGCGGCAGCGGAAAGGGCGCGCAGGCGATGGACGCTTCCTCGATCGGAAAGACCCGCCCCGATCCCATAGACGGGATGCCCCTGACGCGGGCCTCGCGCTCATGCGGCGGATAGGAATCGATAATCGCCTGGCGCTGCGCCGGCGTGTAGTGCTCGGCGTCGTCGATGGTCATCTGGACGACGGAGCGGGTCATGGGCGCCTCGTCCTCGCCGACGCTTTCACAAATTAACCGTCATCCCCCGCTGGAGCCGCGAAGCGGCGGAATGCGGGGGACCAATGAACACTCACGATCGGCGGTGATCATGGGTGGCCCGAACAAGTCGGGCCATGACGGGGTGGGGTTAGCCCGCGACTACGGCTCTCCCAGGAACAGGCTCACCACCGCGCTCATGCCGAGCAAGGGGGTGAAGGTTACGAACACCATGCCGCCGGTGGCGTTGGTGCGGGTCAGGCCCTCGATATAGATGTCGAGCGGCGGCTCTTCGTCGAACCAGACCACGTCCAGGCTCTCGGCCTGCCACTTCTGGCGGCCCTGGTCGTAGGTCTTGAACCCGATCGAGGAGATGGCGCCGCTCGCGTGCCTGACCAGCACCGAATCCAGCGCGTCGGCGACGCCGCGGCGCAGCGACCAGCCGGCCAGGCAGTCGCCGGGGATCATCCCCTCCCCCCAGCGCGTCTTGTCCTTCGGTTCGCCCAGCAGCATGCGCTGGACGCCATCGCGGGTGACCTCGCCGGTCTTCGATCCGGCCCAGGCGCGGATCGGCCTGGCGAACCGCCGGCCGCTCCACCAGGCCGGATAGCGGCCGGTGGCGTGGATGGCCAGCTCGGCGGCGCCGGAAAAGCTCTTGCCGAGCTGGTTGCCGGCCATCAGCAGCCGCTCACGGCTCTCCGCGCCGGCGGCGTGGAACTGCGCCTGCCGGGCATAGGGCCGGTAGCGGCTAAGCAGGCTTCTTCGGTGACGCGCCAGCGCGGCCTGCCCGGCGCGCAGGTAGTCCAGCAGCAGCGAGCGCTCGCTGGAGGTCGCGGACACGGGCGGCGAGCTCGTCGTCCGTGAGGTCATCGAACTCCGAGGCTTTCGCGCTCGCCTCGCGGGGCAATATGGTCAGGGCGGCGCGCACGAAGTCCTGCGGCCGCTCGGCCGCCACCGTCTTGATCGCCGCCGGCCCATGCTCGCGCCAGACCAGCAGAAAGTCGGCGATAAACGCCTCGCCAAGCCGGTCGGAGGGGTCCTCGGCCACCGGCGTTCAGATCTTCCGCTTGTCCGGCCGCCGGCTGCCGACGATCCAGGCCAGCGCCGCGGGCTTGGTGCGAAAGCCGCGCTTCAGCGTGCGGCCATCGTCATCGAACACGAACCAGTCGCCGGCCGGCGTGAAGCTGACGCTCACCTGTACTTGCCGAGCACCTGGTCGAGGCTGGGATCGAGGCCGGCCGCCGACTTCGGCGCCGCGGGCGCGGCCGGCTTGATCTGGACCGGAAAGCGGTTCTGCGGGGCCGCGAACTTCGGCGTCGGCAGCAGATTGACCCCGATCGCCCGGGGCTTGAGCCGGGCCATCAGCGGTAGCTGCCCAGGCGCTTGGCGTCGATGTGCTGGGTGGCGCGATCGCGGCCGGTCGAGGTCAGGTCGGGGGCCGGCTTGGCCACGGCGGCCTTGGCGGCCTTGGACGGCTTGCCGGCCGCCTTGTCCGCGGGCGTCTTGGTCTTGGTCATGTTGGGTCTCCTTAGGCCGTGAGGATCTGGTCCCAGGCGCCGGCGACGGCGCAGAAATAGAGCGCGCCCTTGCCGGCGGTGAGCGAGACGCCGGTTCCGGTCGCCACGCCGTTGATGGTGTCGGTTCCGGCGCCGAACACCTGCATGGCGTTGGAGGCGGCCTTGTTGAACACCACCTGGACGGCGCCGACCGTGGCGGGCGCGAGCTTGACGCTGTCGGCCGCGGTGGCGACGGTGGTCACCCGGTTGACGATCGCGGTCAGGGCCAGCGCGGCGGACTGGCCGCCGCCGGCGTGGGCGGTGAGCGCGTTGGCCGCGCCGAGGCTGAGCGCGCCCGCCACCGTCAGCAGGGTGGAGACGCTCAAGGACGCGACCGCACCCAGCGCCGCCTTCAGGCTGGTGAACCAGGCGCCGGCGGTGAAGCAGTAGAAGGTGGCGATCGTGCCGGCCGGAATGGCGACCGAGGCGGAGGCCGACCCGCCGTCTATGCTGTCGCTGGCCTCGGGAAAGACCGCCAGGGCGTTGGCCCCATCGTTGCGCACGACGATGGCCAGGCCGTCGCGGCCGCGCGGCCCGTCGGCCCACTGGGTGACCAGGGCGTTGGTCGGCAGCATGACCGAATCCCCCGCCGTGGCCACCGTGACCACCCGGTTGAACTGGCCAGTCAGCGGCGTCGCGCCCGTCTGGCCGCCGCCGGCCAAGGCCGCGATCGCGTCCACCGCGTATTCGGTGAGGAAGCCGCCGTCACGCAGCGAGACGCCGTGGGCCTTCTGAAACTGGGTGCGAGTCGCCATGGATCGGCCCTCCGGGTCTGGTTTTGAGGTTGGAGAACAGGCGCGAAAAATCGCCCCGGGCGAGCTGGAGCCGCCGGGTGAAATCGCGTGTTCGGGGTGTCGGGAGGCGAAGCCGCGGCCGGAATCAAAAAGCCCCAGAAGCAAGCCCGGGGCCGTTCCGACGCAATTTCCGCCGTTAGGGGTTTATAGGCCCAAAAACGTCATTTCGTCAAGAGCCGAGTGGCCTCGGCGCCGAGCAAAAAAACCGTCATCCCCCGCTGGAGCCGCGAAGCGGCGGACTGCGAAGCAGAGGCGCGCAGCAGCCAATGCGGGAGACCCATGAACGCTGACGTTCGACGGTGATCATGGGTGGCCCGGACAAGCCGGGCCATGACGTTTTTTTATCCGTCATCCCCCGCTGGAGCCGCTTTAGCGGCGGAATGCGGGGGACCCATGAACACCCACGATTCACGGTGACCATGGGTGGCCCGAACAAGTCGGGC